TGCCGGGACAAAATAGATTAGACTCAGACGGCAAACCAAAGTGTAAAAATTATTGCAAAGTTAATAATACATACTTGAAATACGAACCAGTTTTTGTATTCTATAAAGAGTAATGGCAAAGAAAAAAACATTTGAAGAACCAACCCCCACTCCATCGATTGATGCTAAGGAGTATGAGGCAGAGGTTTATAACGCATACAATACTTATCGTGGTATTAGTACATCCAAGGATCATAAGAAATGGGTAACAGATTATGTTACCAATCTCAAGAGAGATCCTATGATCTATTCTCACGGTAAAACAAAAGACTACACTCCATTCGGTATCTGGGCAAGAATGCTATATCGTGGCATTTCAATTCCCGAAACTGAAAAGAAGGTATTTGATGATTTTCTACTTAAGTTAGAAAACAAATATGCCGATTATCTAAAGAGTAAGAATAAGTCAATAGAAGAACGAACAAAGAGGTTTGCAGATACATTGTGCAAGCATCTTGTAGATATTAATATTTTCATTGATGAATGTTCTACCCTAATTCAGAAAAAGAAAAAGAAAGACATCAATGTAAAGAAAACTTGTGATAAGTTTGAAATTACTCCTGCTTTTTATACAGAGGTTATTCATTTTATAGAAGACAAGTTAAATGAGTTGTACCTTGCGAGAGATAAGAAGGATGATCAATTGGTAGAGGGGTATTCGTACTTTACTAAATCACAATTGGTTTCTTACATTGAAACACAAGAAGAACTTTTGAATTATTATAATTCAAAGATTCAAGAGAAGCGACAAAATCGTAAGCCAAGAAAGAAAAAGTCTAAGACTCCACAACAAATTGCATCCAAGGTCAAATATCTGCCATCCTTTAATGGTATTAATTCCATGAAACCGGAGCAGATTGTTGGTTGTTCTTCTGTCGTCGTATTGAATATTAAGACTAAATCAATTACAGTATATAAAGCAAAGGCAAATGAAACCTTTTCTTTCAAGGGAACTACTCTTTTGGGTGTAGATGAAGAAAAATCAAGTATCAAGAAGATTCGTGGATTTGATAAGTTTATTAAAATTAACAATTTAAATTCTGTAAACTTTAAATATGCCGAAACTCTGTTTTCTTCTATAAATACTAAAGAGTCGAAACCAAAATCAAGAATTAACGAACATTGTTTATTCCTGAGTAGTCAAAAATGAATCAAACCGATAAATTAAAATTCAGTAAACAATATAGAAAATATGATGCCGAAGGCAGAATTATTCAATATAAAAAAGGAGATGTTGTAGTATTTAATGGAGTTAATTATGTTGCTACTAGAAATGTTACATCATCACCATTTTATACTGATGGTGGATGGGAAAAATTAACTCAATCTCCTACATTTTTTTGTCAAACCCAAGAACCACAAATATCCTTTGAAGGTGACCGTTGGTTTAATCCAGACGTAGGTCTTCTTTATACGAGAGTTTGTGATAATGGCGGTCTTCATTGGGTTGCTACTTGACTATTTAATTTATTTGTGATATACTATAAACATGATTTTGCTAGATAATAATCAGATCATTCTTGCCAGTATTTTTGTTGGTCTTAAGAATGATCCAAATGTAACCGAAGATCTCATTCGTCATCAGGTATTGAATTCATATAGAATGATTCGTAGGTTGTTCAACGAAGAATATGGGGAACTTGTTATTTGTCAGGATTCTTCTAACTCTTGGCGTAAGCAATATTTCCCACAGTATAAGGCAAACAGATCAAAGAGTCATTCCGAATCCGAATATGATTGGGATGAAATTTATCGTATTCTAAACATTGTGCGCGATGAAGTTCGTGATAATTTTCCATACAAGAATATGCGTGTAGAAAACTGCGAAGCAGATGATATTATTGCAGTTCTTGTTAAGAATAATTCACACAGGGAGAAGATTGTCATTGTCTCCAACGATAAGGACTTTCAACAACTTCAAGTCTACCCCAATGTCAAACAATATAGCACCATGAAAAAGGAGTTTTTAGAATGTCGAAATCCAAAGTTCTTTCTTCTAGAACACATTCTTCGTGGTGATTCTTCAGATGGTATTCCCAATATTCTTTCTGATGATGATGTTTTCGTTGAGGATCAAAAGAGGCAGAATCGTCTAACTGCAAAGCGTATAGAGCAGATGATGAACACTGCTCCTCGGTTTGAGGATCATGTTATTTCTAGAAATTGGGACAGAAATAGCACTCTTATTGATTTTACTTGTATCCCCCAAAATATTGAGAACAGAATTATGGAAGAATATGAAAAGCCTACAGTTGTATCAGATAGGTCCAAGGTTCTGCCCTATATGATCAATAATAAACTAAAGAACCTTATTTCAGTAATAGAGGAGTTTTAATGTGAAACGAGATTATGACCGAGACAGGGATGAAAGACCACTTCGTCGCAAAGACCGTGGATCTATTGATAAGGAAAATACTTCCCGTAAGCGAAATGTAAAAAAGGATTTACAAGAATACGTTGACAACATAAATTCGGGAGAGTATGATGACGACTTCGATGACGATTTCGAGGAATAATATGACAACTACAATAACAAAGATTAATTTTTCAAAGGAAACTCTTTCCATTCTCAAGAACTTCGCAAGCTTGAATTCAAATATTCTTGTGAAGCCCGGTAATGTTATCAAGACAATTACCCCTTCAAAGAATGGAATGGCAGAGGCAAAGGTTACAGAGACATTCGATACTGAATTTGGTATCTGGGATCTTAATAAGTTCCTTGGAGTGATTAGTCTTTTTACCAATCCAAATTTTGAATTTATGGAGAAGTATGTTCTTATCTCCGGTGGAGGTTCACAGAAGGTAAAGTATTTTTACTCTGAACCAAAGCTACTTACTACCCCCACCAAGAATGTAAATATGCCACAGACTGTGGTTAGTGCCACTCTTTCCGGTTCTGACTTTACACAAATTCAGAAGGCGTCCGCAGTTATGCAACTTCCGGATCTTTCTTTTGTGAATAAGGAAGGTTCTATTGTTGCACGAGTTACTGATCTAAAGGATCCAACCGCCAATAGTTATGAAGTTGGTGTTGGTGATTATGATGGTGATGCAGACTTCAAGTTCAATTTCCAAATTCAGAACATCAAGTTGCTTGCTGGTGATTACGACATTAATTTTGCAAAGAATACTGTTGCCGAATTTGTAAATGTCAATACAGATCTTAAGTATTGGTTTGCAATGGAAACTGGTTCGACGTATACTGAGTGATATATGCAAAACAAAGAGAATGAGTTTCTGTGGGTGGAGAAGTATCGCCCACAGACAATTGAAGATTGTATTCTTCCGGGGGAGTTGAAGAAGACTTTCCTCGACATGGTGAAGCGTGGGGAACCACAAAACCTTCTTCTATCGGGTACTGCCGGTATCGGTAAGACTACCGTTGCTAAAGCACTTTGCAAGGATATCGGTGTTGATTCAATGATTATCAATTGTTCCGAAAATGGAAATATTGATACTCTGCGAACTGACATTCGCCAGTTTGCCAGTACCGTATCCCTTTCGGAATCCAAGAAGACAGTTATTTTGGATGAGTTTGACTATTCAAACGCACAGAGCATTCAACCCGCTCTACGAGGTGCGATTGAAGAGTTCTCCAATAATTGCCGATTTATTCTTACTTGTAATTACAAGAGCAGAATTATCGAACCAATTCATTCTCGGTGTACTTGCATTGAGTTTAAGATTCCACAGAAGGAAAAACCTGCACTTGCCCTAAAGATGCTCGGAAGAATCAATATGATTCTGGAGAAGGAGAAGATCAAGGTTAGTGATTCTGCCGTTTTGGCACAGCTAATTGCGAAGCATTTTCCCGACTTCCGTAGGATTATTAACGAACTTCAGAGGTATTCTGTCTCTGGTGTAATTGATGAGGGCATCCTGTCCAATTTCGTGGAACTGGATATGAAGACTCTTATCACTGCGATGCGTTCCAAGGACTTTGGAGCGGTTCGTAAGTGGGTGGTAATGAATCTAGACAATTCCCAGACAGAGATCTTCCGTAAGGTGTACGACAGTCTGTATGACTTCCTGAGTCCTCCTAGCATCCCTGAAGCGGTTCTGGTGCTTGCTGAGTACCAATACAAGTCTTCCTTCGCTGCGGATCAGGAAATCAATCTCGTAGCATGTATGACCGAACTAATGATGAGATGTGAGTTCAAATAATGCCGTCTTTGGGTGATTTTCTAAGTTCTATTAACTACAACAAGAAGGATCTTATCAAACAAGATCCTCTTGCCGAAAAGGATTACCTACCATTTGTGACAAATAGGTGTCTATCTTATTTTCCTGATACTGTTTTTTATGCAAATCAAATGAATTTGATGCCTCATTTGGACAAGAAGATGCAATATGATTATTTGCGCGAAAAACTCTCAAGGAGAAGTAGATTCAGTAAGTGGACAAAACAGGAAGAGAACCCAGATATTGATGCAATAAAGCAGTATTATGGGTATTCAATTCAAAAGGCAAAACAAATTCTGCCCTTGCTTTCTGACGAACAGGTTGCTATAATTAAATCTCACCTAAATACTGGTGGGCATAAATAATAGAAAGGAAAATACATGAATTTTAATCCAATCTCAGGAATAAGTGGATCATCGCCGGTTGCAGTTACTTCTATTCCAAAACATAAATCTTTTATACTTTCAAACACTAGCGCATCGACTGCTACTATTGTTGTTAAATTTATGAAACCTGATGGTAATGGAACTGATGATTTTAGTATAAGACTTATTGCAAATAGTGGAGCTTTGTTTTTTCCGACAAGACTACATAGTATTGTTAGTACTACACAGCAAATAAATGTGATGTTTTTGAGATAAAATGTTTAACGTACTAAAAGACAATAATATTCCACTCTATTGGAGTTATGAGGATAATAATGTTTATCCTTTAGGATCTACTTGTGGAACATATAGTGGCATTTTACCTTGGAATGCTAAAATTTCCAGTAATGTTGGATCAAATGAATCATTTACTATAGATTTAAGTTCATTCAAACATTCCTCTTGTTTGATTTCTGTTTTTGAACAAAATGACTTATATCAAGTTCAATTGGATTATCAGGCCATAATATCAAATTTTGAAATGGATCAATTTGCAGAGCCTTTGGGTGGTGCTGCATCTACCACATCGGCATTTTATAGGGATGGATTGTATTATTTACCTTTTAGAGTAAACTCAATAACTGTAAATGTACAGGAAACATCGGCCGCATATACACTTGGTTCTGGTGCTACTTATGATATAAAATGGAGTGTTCTGTTACTTTGATAAATTTAAACCAAGAACAAATACAACTTATACAATCGTTGAAGGGGGAAGTTGATAAGATCAAGGTCAACCTCATCCTTGAAAATAAGAAACTTGATCAAATTGCAAATCTATTACTTAAAGTGATGAATGGTGATTATAATGAAAAAAACTCCAATAACTCTACTTCCAGTTGATTTGCGTCTTTATAAGGATTTAAAAATGTCTAATTATTTTAGCTATCGTTTTCTTGCTTTTGTTTCGCTTTTTGCCGCAGTAGTTCTTCATTTCTCGTGCTCAGAATTTAATGTGGTTGCTTCGTTTGCCGGTCTTTCGTTTATTTTTCTTGCATATGATAACTTCAGACTAAATTCTCGCATCGAAGAGCGTTATCAGAGCGATTACATTGTTG